CAGGCAATGCGGACGCTGGTGAACGAAATGGAAACCGACGTCGGCACGCTGGTGTATCAGGCTTCGCGTGCGACGGGCACGGCTGGCAGCACGCCGTTCGCTTCGACGCTCGGCGATCCGGCGCAAGCGCGCAAGATCCTGTCGGATAACGGCGCTCCGCTGTCCGACATGCAACTGGTCATCGATACCACGGCCGGCGCGAACCTCCGCACCCTCGCTCAGTTGACGAAGGCCAACGAAGCAGGCACGACTGAACTGCGCGCACAAGGTACGCTGCTCGAACTCAGCGGCTTCATGGTTCGCGAATCGGCTGGCGTCCCGATCCACACGTCCGGCACTGGCGCAAGCTATGTGCTCAACGGCGCACACGCGAAGGGCGCAACGACCATCAACGTTCAGACAGGCACCGGCACGGTCGTCGCTGGTGATGTCGTGACGTTCAACGGCGACACGCGCAAATACGTCGTGACGTCGCCCCTCTCGGCTGGCTCGTTCACGATCGCCGCGCCTGGCCTGCAACAGGCGCTGCTGACCGGCGCTGCTGTGACCGTTGGCGCTGCCTACACCGGCAACGCAGCGTTCTCGCGCAACGCATTCGTGCTCGCAACTCGCCTGCCGGCGCTGCCGGAAGAAGGCGACATGGCCGATGACCGCACGACGATCGTCGACGAGCGCAGCGGCCTCGCGTTCGAGGTGGCGATGTACAAGCAATACCGCCGCGTTCGCTACGAAATCGCGATCGCGTGGGGTAAGCAGAACATCAAGCCGGAACACTCGGCCATTCTGCTCGGCTAATTGCGCCGGGGCGGCCCGCTGAAGTACTGGCGGGCCGTTTTTCATTGGAGAAAGCATGGCACGCCCCAAGAAAGAGGCAGACACGCCGACGAATGACGGCGACATCGCATATGTCGAGATGAAGCGCGACGCGGAACTCTATCCCGAGCCGCACACCGCGCAGGTTCACCCCGACGAAGTTGAAAACTACCGCCCGGGCGGTTGGGAGATCGCATAAATGCTGACCGCTCAGCAACAGGCCGACGTTCGGCGCTTTGCCGGTTATCCGATGCTGGGCGATACGGTCACAGATGACTCGCGGGACTTCGCTTACGGCTGGGTGTCGCCGGGCGTCTGGCAGACGCTGACGCACCGGCTAGCGAGTATGCGACCGGAAGAAGAATCCGTGCTCATCACCACTTACCTGACGCCGCTTTACACGCTGGAAACGGCGATTTACGGCGCCGGCGCGAATCTGGACACCGATCAGGCCGCGGTATGGACGCGAAACAAGACGGAAGTCGCTGATCGGGCAAAGTTGTTCGACCAGTGGCGTCGCCGCATGTGCTATTTCATCGGCATTGCGCCTGGCCCGTCGCTCGGCAATGGCGGCTCGCAAGTGATTCGGGGCTGATATGGACGGCACGAAGGCACAGACCCTCGTATATCGGGGCTACGCAATCGCGGCATCGAAGCTCGGCACCGCATACAGCCAGTATCGCCCCACATCAGCCGATCTGACCGGCCTCGCGCCGATCTCGACGTCATTGCTCGCCAGTTTCAACGCTGAAGACATGACGTACAGCCGGCCGAACAAGTACGCGAAGCCGACATGGTACGCGCTGGTCGACGGCACGCAAACGCAGGTAGGCGACTACCTGATGGGCGCGGCCGGTACGTTCTTCATCGCTGCGCAACAGCCGTTGCTGCCGATCCTCGCTGTCGAGTGCAATCGCACGCTGTCGTTTGCACGGCCGCAGACGCAGGCGCAATTCGGCGCGGTGGCGAACTACGAAGGCAACACGCCGACGACGCAAACGCCGCTCGCAACGGGCTGGCATGCGTCGGTGCTGCAGGGCACGAAGGGCGAAAAGAACGAAGTCGGCTTGCCGAGCGATGTTCGCACGCCGTGGTGGGCGATCCTTTTGCCCGAGATTCCCGGCGTAACGCTGCAGTCAGGCGATCTCGTGTCCGATGACATCGGGCGGCGCTACATTCTGTCGAGCGTCGAATTGACTGACCTCGGCTATCGATGCACTGCGATGCAGGCACAGGCTTGATATGGCGGATATTTCAGAAGTTCAGAGCGTTCTAGTCGGCCTCATCGCCGGTGCGCTGTATCCAAACGGCACGGCTCAGCCGTCGACGGTCGGCGCTGGCTGCAAAGTCGGCTCGGGCTGGCCGAGTAAGCCTCAACTCGACGCAGACCTAGCCGCAGGCATTGTCAACGTGTCGGTGTACCCCACATCGCTCGAGCACAAGACATCCCGCCACATGCAGGGATGGCAGCAGATCAACCACAACGCGCCAACGGTCACGCTGACCGGTGCGGGGCTGGCGATCACGGTAGGCGGCACGCTGCCTGCAACGTACTTCGCGCAGAACGTCGCAGTGCTGATCGGTGGCAACGCCTATACGTACACCGTGCAGCAGAGCGACACGCTGACGACGATCGCAAGCGCGCTCGCCGCGATGATCGCCGCGGACTATGCCGGCACGACGTCGAGCGGCCCGGTTATCACGCTGCCTGCCGCATCGCCGCAATACACGCTGCGCACTGGCGGCACGGCGACGATGGGGAAAGAGGTCAAGCGCCAGTCGCGTGTCGTTCGCATCGTCATCTGGGCGCCGACACCGGCATTGCGCGATGCAGTCGCCAAGGTGCTCGACCCGATGCTCGCGCAGATCAATTTTCTGACGCTGCCTGACGGATTCGCCGGGCGGCTTCTGTATCACCACTCAGACCTGGTTGACTTGCAGGAGAAGGCGAACTTGTATCGCCGCGACCTGTGTTACTCGGTCGAGTATCCGACGACGATCACGCAGCAGGCAACAGACGTCGTTGTGACGCAGACCAACCAGATCGAGCCGACAACCGGCGCGGTCATCAAGACCACTATCTACTAGGAGCCGTCATGGCTGACAAACAGGCTGCCGCGAAGGCAGATTTCGCGCTCGTCGTGATCCATCCGTTCGGCGACTACGAGCGCGGCGCGCGCATCGAGGATGCAGACGAAGTTGCGAAGGTTCTGGCGGGGGAAAACGCCTCGCACTGCAACCGCGTCGCCGCGCAGTAATCCACCATCAACGCTGAAAGAGCCGCCTCCGGGCGGCTTTTTCTTTTGGAGTTCCGCTTATGCCGATCTACCAGGCAGGGTCATTGAATGTCAGCGCATTGAACGCGCCGGGCGTCTACCTGCAAATTCAACCGCCGCCGCCGATCATCAACGGTGTGGCGACCAACCTGCTCGGCCTCGTCGGCGTCGGCTCGTGGGGTCCGGTCAACAGCGCAACGCTGATTGGCTCGGGCAACGATCAAGCCAACTGGCTCGGCTCGCCGCAGGTTCGCAAGTACGACCTCTCGACCGCCGTGCAAGTAGCGCTCGCTGCTGGCTCGAACGCAATCATGTACGTGCGCGTCACGGACGGCACCGACATCGCCGCATCGTGTCTCGTCAAAGACACCGCGGGCACGGTGACGGGCCTGACGCTGACCGCGCTCTACACCGGCACGATCGGCAATACGCTGACGGCTGCGATTACGACCGGCACGGCGCCGTCGAGCTTCAAGCTCACGCTCACGCGCCCCGGCTTCACTCCGGAAGTGTTCGACAACGTGACGGGTACTGGCGCGGCGCTGTGGACCGCATTCGCAAGCGCAGTGAACAACGGCCTGTCCGGAGTCCGCGGCCCGTCGCAATTGTTCGTGGCAACGGTCGGATCGTCCACCGCGGCACCGGGCACGTCGGCTACGTTCACGGCAACGGGCGGCACTGACGGCACCGCAAGCATCACTGATGCGGCGCTGCTCGGCACTGACGGCACCAGCACGACGCGCAAGGGCATGTATGCGCTGCGCAGCTCGGGCGTGCAGGTCGCAACTCTCGTCGACCACACTGACTCGACCGCATGGAGTTCGATCGCATCGTTCGCACTGAACGAAGGCATCTACTTCGGCGTGCAAGGCCCGGCGGGCGCGTCGTATTCGACAGTCTCTACCAGCCTGAACACGGCCGGCGCTGATACCTACGCGCTGAAGGTGTTCGTCGGCGACTGGGAGTACTGGCAGGACGGCACGAACAACGTGCAACGCCTGCTTGGACCGACGACCTTCTGGGCGCCAAAACAGGCTGCAAAGGCTCCGCACCTGTCGAGTCTGAACGATCCGATCTTCGGCATTTCGAGCACGCAGCGCGTTTCGCAGAAGAACGCCTACAGCATGGCGGAAATCGGCCAGATTGCCACGTCGCGACTCGACGTCATCACGAACCCGTCGCCGGGCGGCAATTACTACGCCTGCCAGACCGGACGCAACGCATCGAGCAACGCAGCGATCTGCGGCGACAACTACACGCGCATGACGAATTACCTTGCGCTCACGTTGGCTGCTGCGTTCGGCTATGTGATCGGCAAGCCGCAGACGGACACG